GTGAGCGACATCCTGTTCAACATCGTCAAACGCGGCAAGACGACGTTTCCCGAGTTAGCCGGGTCGATGGGGATGGTGGCGACGAACGCGGCGAAGGCCGGGTTGAGCATAGAGGAGCTTGCAGGGTTCTACGCGACACTGACGCGAGCTGGCATCCAGACCCAGACCGCCACCACGGGCATCAGGGCAGTGCTGGCGGCGTTTATGTCGCCAGCGGAAGGAGCAAAGGAAGCGGTCAAGGAGTTCGGGTTTAAGTTGGAAATGGCGACCATCAAAAGCAGGGGGATGGTCGGCATTCTGAAGCTCCTCGCCAAGGTCGCCAACGAGAATCCCGACGCCCTAGCAAAGATGTTCCCGAACGTCAGGGCGATCACCGCCCTGCTACCCGCAGCAGGCAACGCCGAGGCGTTCGCTGCGGATGTGCGGGCGATGGGGGCGTCAGCGGGGGCGACTGAAGAAGCGTTCGAGAAGATGAAGGATACGATCTCGTTCGCGTTCGGAAAGATCAAGCAGTCAGTCGTCGTCGCAATGGGCGAGGTCGGCGAGGGGATCATGGCGGGCCTCAAGAGGGCAGACGTTGACATCAGTACGTTCACGATAGGAGGAGGAGCGAAGTTCCAGGAGATGGGTCAGAAGATCGGTAAAGCTCTCGCCAATATCATCGCATGGCTCGACAGGAACAAGGCGTCGTTGATGGCGGGATTCTCGGCGATCATGAGCGTCGTCGGGGCCGTTGGAGCGTTCCTTGCCAAGTACCCTGCGCTACTCGGCGCGCTGATCGCTTTGAAGATCACCGGGTTCCTGGGACTCAACACGGCGATCATCGCGACCATCGCGTGGATTAAGACTCTGTACATGACGACCATCCCGAAGATGTGGGCTGCGTTGCTCAAGGCCGACCTGTCGATGAAGGCACTCACCGCCAGATTCCTGACGTTCAAGCTGGTCGCCGGTGGTCTAGCCTTGGGAGCCGTCGTTGGGATGGTGATGATGGCTAAGGCGGCGTTCGAGAAGTTCCGTGACGCCGTGCGCGAGGGATCGGCAGCTCTGCGTGAGATGCAGAAAGAGCGCACCAAGATGCTGCAGGCCAAGATGAAAGCGGCACTGGCGATGCCAGAGGGCGAGGCCCGTGGCGCAGCAATTGATCAGGCGAAAGAGAGTCTAGAAAAAGAGCTGAACAATGCCAAGACACAGATCAAGCATGCCAAAGAGGCAATAGCAAAAGGGAAAAAGGATCTGCGGGACGCGGAGGAAGAAGGCTTTAGCACAGCAAGGGCGAAGGGCAAGGGCGTGGGTGAATCTGCTGCCGCCGGGCTTCGAGGGTTCGTCGGCCAATTCACAGACACTGCCGCGATGGTGGCTGCAAAAGCGGTGATCGAAGAAAATGAGGCGTTCCTGATAAGTGCCGAGCAAAAGATGGCCGCTGCCAAGCTGATGGCTGAGGAGACGGCTAACATACTCGGCACCACCCTCGAAACCGACCGCTTCGACCGGACGACGTTCGCACCGGGTGGAGTAGCACCACCACCCACGGTAGCTCCAGCAGCAGGCGGTGGTGCTGCGGCTGGAGGCGGCGGCGGTGGCGGCGGCAGAGTCGGTGCGGCGGCTGACGAGATCGCTGATGCCATAGCCGGGGCGGTGTCTGATCAGGTAGGACGCCAGCTAGAGGAGGATTTCGGACGGGAAGGCGCGAGGGCGGGCCAAGAGCTGGCTGCGTTCCTCGACATGAAGCCGACCGAGGATCAGATCCTCAATTTCATGTCGTCGATGGAAGGACTGACGCAGCAAGACATCCAGTCGGCGACGGCTGCTCGGCAACAATGGGTAGAAATCGGGGGGCAGGTTACTTCGGCGAACCAGAAGATGGTCGAAGACATCGCCGGGGCAATCCAGACCAACGAGGCCAACGAGGCTGCGGCTCGTCTACGAAAAGCCGCAGCCCAACAACGAGTCGATCTGCAAGAAGAACAGAACCGCCAAGGATCGTTGATGCGGCGGATGGAAGCCGAGAAGACGCACGGCAACGCAGAGACGCAGCAGTTCTTACAGGCCAGCCAGGACCGACTTGCCAAGTTGAGCCAAGACCTGGCAGCGGGGGCGATCTCGATTGCCCAATACCAGCAAGGATTGTCGAACGTCAACGCAGGCTTCGGTGCTGGTACGCGGTTCGCTAACGTCCTGGCGCGAGCGTCGAAGCAGGGCGCATCAGGTATCGGACAAGCGGCACAAAGTTTCAAAGACTTGCAGGCGCAGCTCCACGCCGGAACAATCACCCAGAGCCAGTTCAGTGCCGGGGTGCGTCAGCTCACGGCAGATATGCAAAAGGCGACCCAGGCGGCGCAAACTCAAGCCGCAGCCGAACGGAAACGCGCTCAGGCAATGCAGCAGTCGGCACAGCCATCGGGCGGCGGCGGCGGTGGCGGGCAGCAGGTGGACGCCAGCAAAGCTCACCCGCTGGATGTGTTGTTCCGCGACTTGAATATGGCGATGTCCAGGCTGGGCGCGTTGGCTCCGATAGGGGACAAGTATGCGCGGGATGTGGACTCGCTCAGAACTCGACAACGGTCACGGCTTAGGACGCAGCATGAGATTGTGGGGATTCAGCAACGGATCCAGCATATGAGGACGGCGGGGATGCGTCAGCAGCTTGCTTGGTTACGGCCACGAATGCCGTCGGTCGGTAGGCTCGAGGGCGACCCAGGTCTTGTCACTCAGGAAGGCAACGTCGTCATCGAACTGCCAAACGTGACGCGAGTCAACAACGAGGACATCGCGTCGCTGGCGGATCGGCTTGACGAGGAGAGGTCACGGCGAGGCCGCTCGGGCATCCGTGGCTTCGGCGGCAGCAGTCCAACTTTCGGATAGGTGAGTAAAGTCGTCGGCCAATGACCAGAACCCTAAACCTCCCCGCCTCGTTTCGGTTGGAGACGCAGCGCGTCGGCGGCTCGTTCCCGCGATACGTTCTCGCCATCGACTACGACGGCACGCTGAAATATTACAGCGACGTGGCCATCGGCACGTCCGCCCTGAACGCCGAGGGTCGGGTGGAGAGCTGGGGCCAGCTTCAGCTTGAGGCGGCGTTCGGGGAGGTCGGGTACTACCAGAACATCACGCTGACGCTGCAAGACTCCGACCTCACGCTGATCGACGACTTCACAGACTGGCCCGGCATCCAGACGCGGACGTGCTACATCTTCATGTATTACGATCCGAGTCCGACCGGCGGCGGCTGGGCAGATCGCATCGTTCTGTTCAAGGGCAGCATCGGCCCCGGAGTGAAGTTCGAGGAGAAAACGGCGACGTGGAACTTCACGCTGATCGACATCGGCAAGAAGCTCAACAACTCCATCGGGCAGCACTACACGACTCAGGTCTTTCCCGGCGTCGACTGCGGGACGTGCGGAGCAGGGACAACGGATGCGATCATTCCTATCGTGTTCGGCGACCCGGTTATCGGAGTCCAAGCATGTCCGATCGAGCGACCGGGCCGAGGCCTGATCTGCGAGGCTGACTGTACCGACTTCGCTGGGTTCACTGAAACTCCACCGACCTGCGCAGTCTACCCGGTGGATTTCTGGTTCCGCATCTGCCAAGAGACGATGTGGCAGTTCGATCCCGGCGAACAGTGCATCTTGGTACAGGGCGAGATCATCTGCGGCAACCTCGCCTCCGACGGCGTCTTCACCATATATGACTATCTCAACTTCAGTCACTTCTCATGGGACGCCGGGAGCCAGAGAAACGCGCGTGAGGCGTGGGCGGCGACTGGCCGAGGGAGCTTCTTTGTAACCGGCGGCATCAAATATCTGACCGTTCCCAAGGCGGCATTCGCAGACTGGACGAACAACGGCTACGGCTACGGCAACGGCAGGCTCGGCGTCTGGATCAATTGCGGAGGCTGGCGGTTTTACCACTCGAGCATATGGGCATCTGTCTCCGGCAGCCATGTGGCGTTTGCGAGTGTCGGGCCACCGAACGGAGCGTATGATCCGTGCCCGAACAGCAACTACACGTTCATCGCGCAGCACGGCAGCTGGTCCGACTGGTGGATGCACTATGTCGGCGGGATGGTACACGGCGGCGACCCGTGGGTGTACGCGGTGAACTTCACGCCGAGCGCATCCGTCGACGCGATGTACAAGTATTCCGGCCATCTGATCCCGCCATCCGCATATTCGGTCAACCTAGACGACAGGTCGTACAACCTCGCCCTCAGGCGAGACCCAAGCGACGAGGGCATCACCACCGTCACATTCTTTGGATGGATGCATTGGTGGCCTTCGTATATGTACCATGACGGGCCCCCGGAGGATGATCCGGGACGCCGACAAGAAGGGACATACAGACGAGTAGTAAACGCACTAGAGCGTATGGCCTTCGATATTCGCGGGAACATGGGCCACCCCGGCCACAGTGAGAACAGCAGTAATGCCCTGACCAACCCGGTGGACGTATTTGAGGAGTACCTGACCAACCCGGTACTCGGAGGGTTGGGGTACGAGTTCGTGGACGTGCCGGGCTTCCTCGAAGCAAAGACAAAACTGAACCAACTGACCGACGACATCGCGCCTTCGGGCCGGGAGCAAGGGCTGCGGTTTGCGTTCGCCCAGTACACGGACAATAAGCTGAACGACTTGCTTCAGGAGCTAGCGTGGCAGGCGACGCTGTTGTTCTTCTGGGATATGGGCAAGGCAACGATACAGGTGATCAGCCCGCATTGGCTCGACACCGACGTAGTGTTTGAACTGAACGAGTCGAACCAATCCGAAGACACGTTCAGCTTGGAGATGTTCGACCTCGAGAAGAACCCGACGCAGATTGTGGGCTGCCTCGCGCGGGCACTCGCGCTGTTCGTCACCGAGCAAGGCGACTATCGAGGACCGATTGGAACCTACGTCGGGATGGAGGCCGCTTGGCAATGTATCGTGCGGCGGTCATCAGAGGCGGAAGCGTACAGGCCGCGTGTCAGTATCTGCCCCCCGGGCGGTCATGGGGGTCGGCCAAACGCGTATCAGGAGGTGTGGTCGCTCAATTATATGCTGGAGACGATTCTCCGCGACAAGGTGAATCAGAGTGCATATGTAGAATACTCGGCCTTCCTGGACGCGGTGGCGTTGCAGCCAGGCGACATCATCAACATCCGGCGACAGAGCGGAGAGCCGAAGGTGCTGCTGCACCAGAAGGCGAGGATTGAGCGAGCTGCGCACAAGATAGCGGAGACCTCGAGCGGCAAGGCTGCTGAGATCAAGTTCAGGGCGGTGATCCAGCTCACGAACTTCGGGATTGAGCCTGCAATCTATGCCGACCAGCAGCCGTGCGACGCCACTGTCGAGGATCCGCTGACGACAACCCCGAGGCCAGTGCCTGGTCCGGCCACTACCACGGTTCTGCCGACATCGACGACGATTACGCTGCCTCCCGCCACGACGATGCCGCCGACGACGACCGTCAACCCGAACATCACAACACCTACGTCTACGACAACAACGACCATCTCGCCGTGCGTCGCTGTACCCGGCAATTGTGCGTGGTTATACGACCCCAGCTACACCAAAACTGGCAATCCGTGCTGGCCGTGGATCTCAACCGACTCGGACTGTTCGGCTGGCGAGACCTGCCACCCTCCGTGTCCGGTTGGCGGCGCAAATCCTCGAGGATTCTGCTGGCAGCAAGTCTGCATGGCTGGGAGTACGACTTTCTCCCCGACCACGACCGTGACTACGGCGGCACCGAACCCCGCTTGTAGCGCCTTTTCGTGTCATTGGGACTGGGTTGTTTATTCAGACGGAACCGGGCGTTATGTTCTCGATTCTGTGTTCAGTTACCCGTGCAACCAAGTCGGGCGCGTACTTAAGTGCAACTGTTCAGCACTACCGCCCTCACAGTTCGCTGGCGACAAATACCAGACGCCCTGCCAAAGCGGTCCAGCGACGACGACGACGACCACCACCACCACTACCAGCACGCCGACATCGACGAGCCAGACTACAAATCCAGCCTGCTTCGGGAGTTGTGTGTGGAAATGGATCGGGGAGACGGGTGCTGGGCACTGGTCGCTGCTCACCAACGGCTGTGTCGGTCTGGCAGGGGCTGGATGCGGGTGCTGCGAACCGTCAGATCCTGCGGTCCAGATTCCGATTGGGCAACCTGCCGCTTATGGTAACCCCGGCACAATTGTCTCGTTCCCGTGTCAGCTACATGCGTGCGACGATGGGTCTGTGCCGATTGTTACCACGACGACCACGACACCACCGGCAACCACGCCTGCCCCTACGACTACCGTCACAACCGACACTCCGACTACAACGGTCACGACGACCACGACCGTGCCTCCTGATGGGAGCTGCATGGGCACCTGTCAGATCGTCTGGAGACTGGACGCGTGTTCCGGCCGCTGCGCCTACGAGTTTGTGGATGACGGCACCGGCACAGATACCAAGAGGTGGGTGCTGAAATACTCCCACACCTGTCTGCCTACTGGGGCTGCTCCATGCGAGTGCGACACCACCTCTCCTCTCGTCCTGGACCCGTACAATGACCAAGGCATCAATCCAGACGACTTTGCTGGCGGGATAGCCTTGGCATCGTCTGCCTGCGTGTGTGAGGGGTCAACGTCAGGACCGGGCGGAAACGCCTTCTGCGACGGCCAGTGGTACACCTTGGAAAATGGCTGCTTTGGAACAGACCTCTGCTGTAACTGCCCGAACCCGCCGGACTATGGCAGCGATGGCATGATACTCCGCGCACCCTGCGTGAGCTGGCGGTATCTTGGGCCATGCACGACGACCTCGACCACGACGGAGGGTCCGACCACGACCGGGACGACGACCTCGACTACCACCACGACGACTACCACGACGACCACGACTACGACCACGACGACCACCACCACCACCACCACCACAACTACGACCACCGAAGCTGATAATTGCCCCGGAGTGAGCTGTGGTGAGTTCGGATGTGCTTGGTTCACATGGTCCGGGTTCTCCTACAATCTGGCGGCCAATTATTGCGAGTCGGGGTTTACGCCACCGGCACCGCCTGCGTCAGATCAAGGCTACTCGTGGATCGGGTGCTGCGTGCCTTGAAACCGTTTGCCCCGCCGTTTTCCGCTGCTGTTTCTAGGAGTGACCCATGAGTACCCCGTCATTCTCTGCGTCAAGTTCGGCGTCTCGACCAGCCTCGTGGGCACCCGGCACCAGACCTGGCGGCGGCGGTCCGACTACTACTACCACTACTACTACCACTACCACTACTACTACCACTACCACTACCACTACCACTACCACTACCACTACCACTACCACTATTACTACTACTACATCTTCACCTACAACTACTACAACATCGGCGCCCAGTACGTTCTCAGAAGTCGCCTCCAGCGACTGGGAGGGGTCTGCCCACGACAACGGCAACAACTACGCCAGCATCCCGGTCTCGGGGTACTTGCCTGTCGGTAATGGCAGCGGGAACTACAAATACTACGGCATGCTATGGGAACTGGACGTCCCGGCCAGCGCCACGATCACCTCGGCCTCGTTGGTCTTCAAGACCACCAGCCTCGGCGGGAATAGTGGTGCTAGGGTGTTTGCGAACTCAGACCAAGCGGTAGACTCAGGCACTCCAGCGGATGCAACCGCCGCAAAAGCAATGGTTGACCGGTGCGGTAGCCACTGGTCGGGATCGACCGACATCTTCGGCGGATCGGGTGCTACGGCGAACACAGTGTACACAGTAGATGTGAAGACAATAATAGAGGATATCATAGGGAGGACTGGCTGGGCTTCTGGCAACGCGATCACCCTGTTACTTTGCGGAGTCGCGGAGGATGCAGGGAGCGGGTGTCAGTCTGACCAAGCGGTAACGACATCGCAATTCACCTACTTCTACGCCCTTCTCGGGACCAGCACCGACGTTGTTCTTACAGTTAATTATTAACTGAATGGTCCGGGACTCAATTTAGAAGATACGCCATAGGGAGACTCAATGGCTACTCAAATAGAATCAAGTGTACAAGCATTTACTGCTGTGGAAGCCCGGAGCCAGACCGGGCGGCTACGCATGCGCCTCGCCGCCGTTTGACTACGAGGGCAACACGGTCGTCAAAGACTGCGTTGCCAGATAACCGAGAAGGATAAACACATGGCCAATTATGCGACCGAGAAGGTTTTCGCGGCACAGACCGCCAACGGACAAAGCACGACATACGACTGGCCGGGCGGCATCGGGCAGTTCATCGTCGAGGGGACGTGGAACGGGGCGACCGTCAAGCTGCAAGTCTCCCCGGACGGCGGCACGACTTGGCTGGATGTCGGCAGCGACGTGACGCTGACTGATGACGGCATTGGAAACTTCGAGCTGGGCGGCTCCAGCAACTTCAAGATCCGCGCCGACTTGGCGTCCGCTGGCGGGTCCACGTCTCTCGATTGCTGGATGACTGTCAGACACGCCTAGGAGTGTGAGCCTTGAAACCGTTTGCGATTGTGATAGCTTATCCGGTATGCAACCGCTCCACTTCGACACCGGGTCACCGAGTCCGCATCTGGTCATCGACGACTTCGCCCCGCCCTCGGTGATCCTGGCAGCGGCCAAGACGTGGCCCGACGAGCGGTGGTCCTGGTGGCACAAGTACGACGACTCGACGGCGTTGAAGTTCGCCACGATGGGTCGCGCCCCGTTCCCGCCAGCGTCACAGCTTCTGCTTGACCGGATGGCGACGCTGGACGTAGCTAACCTCTCTCCCGATGCCTTCCCAGACCTGTCGTTCCACGCGGGCGGGATGCACACGATGCAGCCGGGCGGATTCTTGGGTCTGCACACCGACGCCGAGATCCACCCGCTGACCGGCTGGACTCGGCTGCTAAACGCCATCCTGTTCATCGAAGGCGACGGAGACCTGTGCCTGGGGCAAGACGGACGCTGTGCCATCCACCCGGTGCCGGGCCGGTTGGTCGTGTTCTCGACCCGCCAGGCGTGGCACGGAGTCAGCGAGCCGGAGGCGATCCGCAAGTCTCTGGCACTCTACTGGTGGGCCGACCGCCAGGAGCAGGGCGGCGCGGAGCGGGCGGTGTTTGCATGACGAGCTTTGGACGGAAGGCGTTGAACTTCGGCAAGGCGGTCGTGTTTCACGCGGCTGACGGGTTCCACCGTGCCGACGATGACGTGGTGGCGAAACGGGAGGGGCTGTGCAACATCTGCCCTGCCAACAAGGGCGGCGAGTGCGAGTTGTGCGGATGCCCTGTCAATCTGAAAGTGACGTGGCGATCTGAACGCTGCCCGATGGAGATATGGTGAAGGCAACCCACGAACAGGTGTCCGTTTATTACGAGGTCATCGTCGAGATTGTGAAGGGCTGCGCGTTCGAGTCGTTTCTAGAAATCGGAATCGGCTGTGGTGTCCTAGCGTGCAAGCTAACCGAGCGGTGCCCGCTGCTCAAGCAGATCACCGGGGTGGACATTCTCGACGGTGACCCGCCACCGGACGGTGCCGAGTGGATCCGTAAGGTGTCAAGCGACGAGTTTTTCCGAATCGACGAGCGGACGTGGGACTGCATCTTCGTGGACGGCGACCACATGAGGCCGCAGGCGACTCGCGACGTGGTCAACGCTATGCGGGTGTTGAACGACGACGGTCTGATCTTCCTGCACGACACATACCCGCCGGACACCCATCCGCCGGACACCCATCCGCAAACGGCGAGCGGCATTGTGTGCGGAGATGTCTACAAGACCTACCTCGCGATGGCTGAACGGAATGACCTTGAAGTGGTGACCCTGCCGATGTGGTGCGGGCTGACAATTGTGCGGCGAGTCCACGAGCGACGGTTGTGGACGATGGAGGAGGACTGATGGCAGACTTGAAGCTGACGGTCGGCATGGCGGTCTACAAGGATTTCGCGAACCTCTGGTCTACGGTTACCGCGTTGCGGATGTACCACCCCGAGATTCTGGAACTGCTGGACATCGTCGTGGTCGACAACGCACCAGACACGCCGGACGGTGAGCGGACCAAGGACTTCATCGAGAACTGGGCGAGGAACACCCCAGGCCTAGGGCAGGCGAGGTATGTCCCGTTCGGCGAGTTCAACTCGACGGCTGCTCCTCGCAACCATGTCTTCGATGTTGCTGAGTCGCCGAACGTGCTGGTGATGGACAGCCATGTGATGATCGAGCCGGAGGCGGTGCGGCGGCTGGTCGAGTGGTACGACGACAACCCCAACACGCTCGACTTGTACCACGGGCCGCTGATCTACGACGACCTTCACCACGCCTCCACCCATTTTCAAGACGAGTGGCGATCTGAGATGTGGGGGACGTGGGGGACCGACGAGCGGTATCAGTACGAGCGGCGGGTCGAGGTGGCGAGGGGCAGCGATGGCGAGGTGGCGGTCAAGGTCCACCGCACCGAGTGTGAGCCGTTCGAGATCCCCGGCATGGGGCTGGGGTTGTTCACCTGTCGCAAAGATGCGTGGCTGGGATTCAACCCAGAGTTCCGAGGCTTCGGCGGCGAGGAGATGTACATCCACACCAAGTACCGGCAGATCGGTCGAAAGGTGATTTTATTGCCGTGGCTCAGGTGGGCACACCAGTTCGGTCGGCCCGGCGGTGTACCGTATCCGCTGTCGGTGGAGGACAAATTCCGCAACTACCTCATCGGTCTGGACGAGATCGGGATGTCGCTGCTCCCAGCCGTGGAGCATTTCGACGAGAAGCTGGGTGCCGAGAAGGTTGACAAGATGCTGGAAGATATTCTCGGAAGGACTCGTGATCAGATCGACCCCATCCCGGCTCCAGTGTTGCTGATGCCGGGACAGCAGATGCCGGGCCAGCCGCCAGCGTTGGGGCAGATAATGCCGAGCCAGATCGCAGACGGCAACCTGCCGCCGGGCATGCTCCAAGGTCAGCCGGGCCAGATGCCGCAGGGAATGCCGCCGGGCCAGATGCCGCAGGGAATGCCGCAGGGAATGCCGCAGGGAATGCCGCAGGGCCAGATGCTACCACCTGGGCAGTGGACAGACGGAGCGGGTTCCACCGTGCCCTCGGGACAATCGCCGGTTGACCAGCAGCCAGACCAGATGCAGCAAGCCCAGATGCAGCAGGCGATGATGCAGCAGATGCAGATGATGCAGGCGGACCGGGACCGACTGAGCGAAGAGCGCGACAAGGCGATGGAGATGCTGGCGAAGGCTCAGTCGGTGGCCGCTGACAACCATCACCGGAGGACAGCTCCGTGAGAATTCTCGGTTGCTGGTACACGCACTTCGACCCGCTGAACTTGGACCGTGACCGGGCGTTGCTGGGATGCTCGCTGCGGTCGATTGAGAAGATGGCGGCGGCGTCGGAGAAGTGTGAGGCGGTCATTGCCACCTGCGTCTGGAAGCCGCTGGGGTCGCTCAACCGCTTCGAGGAATTCGTGCATTGGCACCGCCAGTCGAGCCACCTCTGCATCGCCCAGCAGATCCTCCGCATCCTGTACGAGATGGATGAGCGAGGAGAGGAGTTCGACTACGTCGCGCTTCTGGAACACGACGTAATGTACCCGCACGATTACTTCGACCGGATCGCTGATGCTGTCGAGTCCACGGAGGACGAGGGCAAGCTGCTGGCGATCAAGCGAGCGACCTACGGCGGCGAAGATGTCACCGAGGTGGTTGATGGACTCGTGTTCAGAGACCAGACGATAAAGGTGGACAACGATCTGGCCGATGGCGATGACCCGCAGCCTGGCGTCGTCAAGGAGCTGCTGATCGACTACGAGTCCGAGGTGGGCGAGCGGTCCCAGTCGTGGTCCGAGGGGCAGACGGTCGCGTTCCCGAGAACCAAGCCAATCGGGATCAGCCACCTCGACTACATCGGGCTGAGGGCGACGGGATGGTGCGAGGTCAACCAGCGGGACGAGCCGCTGCACCAGATGAGCTGCACATTTGAAAAGGCGATTTGGCACTTCGAGCGGGTGTGCCGGGAGTGCATCGTCAAGGGGTCGCGGCTGCTGGAGTTCAACGACCTGATCAACTGCGTCATCCCGTACCAGGGCGACTCGCCCAGCGTCCACATCAACCACGAGCGTACGTTCACGAGCCACCGGAACATCTACGCAGCCGAGGGCAAGCCGTCCCACCCGTACTGGGGTGAGGCGGCGGACTACTGGAATG